GTCTTGACCTATAATGCCTGCGAAGGCTCCACCAGATACAAACTTTTTATCACTTGTATCGGGGAGGAGTCCATCACCAACTACACAGGCGTCTGCTGTAACGAGAGCGTAACAAACACCTTCGAGACAGAATTCACCGACTTCTCCACTAGCTATGTCATCTAATGCAACACCTATTACTCCTTCAGCATTAGATATATCTACTGTTAAAAATCCTTCAGAATCCATGGTAAAGAACACTGGTCTACCTTTAGCAATAGCTTCATGGGTTTTAGCTAGACATGAGCGACCTTTGCCTCTCATTCCAACTTCACCAATTAACTTATCCATAATAAATCTCCTTTTAATTAACCTGCTTATTAGGCGGTAATTGTGATTATTTTACCTTGTCCACGTCTATCAAGGGTAACTAAGTTACCACGCCAGAAGAACTTACTGACGAAGGCATGTTGGTTATCTGGTTTCTCGAAGGGGTCAAACTTACCATCACCTTCGGAATCAACCTGATAACGGAAACCTGCTTCGTTAATGAAGTAAATGACTGATGCTGTGGCATCTGAATCAAACATGATAGGGACACGTTTGAACATTATTGAACTGGCTCCACGACCTAAACTACCTTGAGCATCGGTTGTGTAACGGATGTCTTGGTTGTACTCTGCTTCAATACGTTCATACAAGTCTTTACTTGTTATGATTACTGTAGGTTCGGACTGAACTTCCTGAAGGTCATTGTAAAGACCTAGCATTGCTTCATATCCACCTGCGGCATATGCTGCACCGTGGGTAACTTTCTTGGAAACCCAAGCTGCGTTAGTAAGGCCACCTAATGCACCTGAATCTAATACTGCAATGGGGAGGCACTGAATCTTGTTAGCTACCTGAGCTGCAGCATAAAGGCTGGAGTTAAGTAACTTAGCGAGACTCTTCTGAACTGTGTCTTTACCGAATTTAACACGGTCAAATATCATATGGTCAGAACCTGCGATTTCACGCATTTCAACGAGACTAATGACTACACTGGAGAAAATGTTGACGAATTCATATCCGACCGTTTTCACTTTATCAGACTGAGCTGTATTGACTACATCGTAGTCTGTAGCCCAATCCATGTTTGGGTCACCACTGAGGGCGACTGGTTCCATTATCTGGCGACCACCATTTTGGACTTTCTTATTCTTAGACAACCTTTCAATAGTTGGGTACTTCTGAAAGTATTGATCTACTGGTTCACTAGTGATTAATTCCGTTAAAAATGCAGAGAGACGTTCTGTCGTTCTTGCACTATCTATTACAAATGAAGCCATATAGCTTCTCCTTTAACGGCCTTACTTACGTTCGAGGTACTCTTGCATTAACTCTAGCTATTATACTGTCTGGACTATTGTCTGAGGGGAGGGATTTAGTTGCACTCTTTTTAGGAGTTTCTGTTACGGAGGCTGATTTAGTTTTGTTTATTTTGCTACGCTTCTCTAAGGTGTGTTCTACGTAAAGGTCTGAAAACTCAGCTTTGAAGGCTTTATCTAAGACTCCTTTTTCATCTACTAGTTTACGTAGGTACATGTCCCTGTAGGGACCGTTGGCTACTAAATTGACTACTTCAGCTTCGACTCCGGCCCACTTATCTCCGTACTCTTCTTTCATTTTAGAGACCGCTGATTCCCATTTTTCTCTGGCAATGGGTTGAGATATTTCAGCTACTTTCTCTGCTTGTACACGACTAGCATTGGAGACTGTGTTTTGGAGTCTGTTCTCCCAATATCTATCACGTTCTTCTAAGGCTTTGTTGAAGGCTCCTTCGAGTTCTTCAGGGGTTGTTACTCCCTGTAATGATATCTTGGGGTTACCTAGGTCTGCTTTAGCTTCGGTGACTTCATCCTTGAAACCTAATGTTCTACGCCATTCTTGATACTTTGTAGGGTCCATTAGTGCTTCTTTTACTGCTCTTGCTGTTTCTTCTAATTGTGCTCTGGCTGTTAATGCTTCTTTTTCTACTCTACTGGCAAGTTCGGCCTTCTTATTATATTCTCTTTGGATACTTTTAATGCGTTCCTGGACTTCGGGAGTATCATTTTTAGTATCCCACCAATCTACTGGAGCATCTTTGGTTTCTTTGACTGGGGGTGTAGCAGGCTGCTCTGGGGCTGCTGCCTCAGTTGTGGTAGCTTCAGGGGCTTTCTCTTGTACTGCTACTGGGGTATCCTGAGTACTGTCAGGCTTACTTGTGGCAGCCAGTTGAGAATCGACTTTGGCTATGATGGCATCTACGTCCATGTTACTTACTCCTAATTGACTTAGTGTAGGCTTTATAGGCTTCAGACTGCCCTTTCGTCATGATTATCGACTCACGTGAGGACTTCATGGGAGAGGGTCGACCGCTTACCTGTGTAAAACCTAACTCTTTTAGTAAGGATGCTTTATGCTCCTTACTTTCTATGAAACTATCTAACTGTGTATCATAATAAGGGGTGAAAGAGTCACAACCATGTACTGCATGGGTTGGAGTTGTCTTTATTCCTTTTAAATTGTTGGAACAGTTCTTACATAGGTATACATATTCAGTGTTATAATTAGATTGCTCTATGAATACTACTGAATTACATTTAGTACCGCATGCTGGACATGTAAAGGCACCTTCCATAATTATTGTTTAACGGGTCCTTGACTGTTATTAACGAAACCTGCTTGGGCTTCTACTGGGGAGGGTACGTTGGCTTGGGCTGCTGGTTCAGTACCTGTACCTCCCATTTCAGATTGGACTGGGTTGATTGCCATCTGACCTGGTATGGATTGGGCTTGTTGTTCTATGTATGTGTGCATCTCTATGTGTCTAGCTAGTTCTGCTGCTAATTCTTTATTGCCTTCTACTAAGGCTTGGGTCATTGCTACTGTGTGTACAGACTTGTGGAATGCTTGGGGTTCACCTGGGTGTGGGTCTGGGATTAGTTTACCACTCTTAGCTTGTTGGTTCTCTTCGAAGGGGCTTAGTTCATAGTGTTGTAGTTCTATGTCTTTTGAAATACTGTCTATACTTACATCCATGTTCTTGAAGAGGACTTCAGCTAGTTTATCTGGGTCTATTTTCTTCATCATGGGTTGGAGTAATGGGTATTGAGCTATTATTTGCATTGTTTGTAAGATACCTTGTGCTCTACTAGCAGAATAGGCTCTTATGTTATCAATATCAAAGTCTAAGACGTATTCACCTTGAATGTCTTTCTTAGTGTATTTTACCCATTCTTCAAATTCACCTGTAGTCTTTATCCATTCTTCATCATCGTAATACTGTTGCATTAGTCCCACTAACTTGCTACTAATAGTAAGGACGAATCTCTTTACGAAGCCTAGGTAGTAAATGCGTCTTAAGTCTGCATCATTACTTTCGACTGTAATCTCTGTAGCGGATTTACGCTTACCTGATTGTGGTGCTCTTTGAGAAGCACTTATGCCCAATACTCTATCTATTAAGTTATTAACAGTACTTATTGAATTGTAGTAGTCAAAGCCCATACTTAGGGGAGCTTCTCTTTTTACTCTGCCTTCTCTTATAGCACCATTTTCTACCTGAAGTATTGCACCTTGTTCGCCATTCTCAAAGGCTGTTACTTGGTCATCATCCATTGCACCTTCTTCATACATTACTAAACCAGGGAATTGTCTTAAGTGATTTAGCATTAAGGAGAAGGTTTCATTGGCTGCAAGGATTTCATCTTCTACCATCATTACTGGGGAAAGACCTAAGAGTTTATCATTGTCTCCAGTAAACTTAAGCATTACAAAGTGACTGCCATTAAAGTTATGAGGGTTCTTTCTGTCCCAGAGTATTTCTTTTACTTTACCATCTCTTACTACTGTTTGTATAGTGTCATCTGTTTGATTATGGTATTCATAGAGTTCTAGTATTTTAACATCAGAATTACTCTTATCCTTTAAGGTTTTCTTAGGGGATGATGTTGAAAGACTAGTTTCTTCTAACTTCTCTGTGTTCTTATAATTCTTATTGGCTTTTACTTCATCTAGGGTTTTAGTAAATTTATGTATTATGAATCTAGCATTCTCTGGGCCTGTACTCATGGGGTCGAATAGAATATCGGACCAGCATACTCTTTGACAATAGGGCTGACTATTGGATGTAATGCCTTCAGTGTCTTCATCATGACCTGTGGTACCTGAAATACCTATTTTTACCCAACCGACACCTGTTAATAGAACATCCTGGATAACTTGTCTTACTTCTTCTTGGAGGTATAGTTTCTTTACTAACTCATTTAAACCTAGTTCTATTAAGTATGCACACTTACTAGCATCAATCATTAGATACTTATCCCCCTCTTTACGGATTATGTGTTTCTTAGTGGCTCTAGCTTTAATGAATGGGTCTTGGTAGTATAGATTGGGGATTAGGATATTTACTAAGTTGTAAACTGTATTTACTATATATTTATTATCGTAGGAAGATTGACCGAAGTCTCCACCCATGTAACTGATCATGCGCTTTGAATTGGTATACCAACCATCTACATCTTGGTAGTCTGTAGCGGTTTTGATGTCAGTAAATATCTGTTTTAGTTTATCTTTTTTAGAGGTCATTTAAATACCTATACTAATTTACTCTTAAGCCATGAATGGAATCTATGGTTCTTTATCTTACGTTCACCTATTCCTTTACGACCTACTTTAGCTATATGTTTGTTCCAGTCTGCTAAGAAGCAGTTCTTAGGGAGGTCTTGGGCTACTTTCTTACCTGGGCTTACTATCTCTAATTGGGATGCTAGTGCATCTACCATATCATCATGTTTACATGTTGGGTATGTTATTAATTGGTCATATAGTTCTTTTTGTGACTCATGTAGTCTTATTCTACCTTGTTCTATGTATGGTTGTAGTGCTTCTATTCTGAATCTCTTTTTACGGCCCTTTTCTGATACGTCTAAAGTCAGTTCTTTAATATAGGGGTATTTGTGTCTCTTTCTACACTCGTCATCAAACTTATACTTTAGCATCTTTTGGAAGGCTACTGTTTCTAATCCTATTGTATGACTACCCCATCTTTCTTGTACTCTGAATACCTCCTCTACTAGTTCTTCTGGGAACATTTTCTTTTGTATTACTTCTGCTACATACATTATTTTATCTTCGTCTGTACCTACTGTAATTATGGCTGTAAAATCAGATTTATCGCCTACTGTTAGTCCAGGGTCTACTGTTGTAGTGTAACTTAAACCTTTGGGTAATTCTTTATAAAAGGCTTGCTCTATAGGTTGGGGTTTAAATATTCTTTGCTTATCTGGTATTGGATTATTCTGATATTCCTGCTCAAAGGCTATTTCACCAATCTCATCTCTACGTTTATGTAGTTCATACACTGGCCATTTTTCTTCCCATGCAGATGTATCATCTTCTTTTAAAGCAGAATATTTACATTTGTTATAATATATATCTTTAGGGTTAATTATTATTAGATTGAGTAACGATAGGGGATGTAGTATTGTGCCCACTATAACCGCTTGGTCCATTGGTTCTAGTGTATTAATACAGTCTTTTAAATACCATCCTGTAAGGGTATCTCGTCTATCCTCATTTAAAACACCCTCACTAGTCTCTAAATCATCTAATATTATTACATGGGGTCTAAAACCACGTATTTGGGCACCTGCTCCTTTAGCCATTAACTTAGCACCATTCTTTAGATATAGTGTATCGTTGGTCCACTTAGTACCTGCCTGATTACCATAGGCTTTCCTTAGTTCTGTATTATTCTCTAGCTCATGTTTTATCTTAGCTAAGAATACTTCTGCTAATGCTGCTGTAGCAGATATAATTACTATATTAGTAGGTTCCTCAAGTAAAAGGAATAGTGGGTAAAAGAATGAAAATATTGTACTTTTAGCATGGTCTCTGGGGGCTGCTATCGCTATACGTTTACTTTCTAGTTTTCTGAACCACTCTAGATGCATAGGACTAAATTTAAACTCTAGGTGTCTAGTCAGGTAGTAGTAGCAGAATGCCTCGAATTTTAATGCTTTGTTTAACATTTATTACTAGCGGGTGCTATAGAAGATTATACTCTTATATATATATTATACTACATATTACTGTATTTTGTTAGGTATATTTTTAATGTATATTAATATTATCATTGTATAACAGGTTTAATCAATATGTTCAGTTAGTAAGGACTGTAGGAATGCTGTTTAAAGGAGCGATATGGGGTCTAGAACAGATGATTAATACGTGGTACGAGTGTTTGTATTAGATACTGTGTCTAGTGTGTTAAATAAGCTATTAGATGGCTTAATGATAAAACAGGTTAAACTATT